TTGAACTGTGCAATCAGTTGCCTGATAAACAAAAGACTGCTATCATATCTAGGATAGAATCAGGTGATGGTGAAGATCCTAAGAACTTGTGGTGGGCTAAACAGATTATAAAGAAAGCAATGGGTGAACAATGAGAACAAGAGTTACTGGATGGACAGATGGACGTATGCGAGCATTCATTACAAGTGCATTACGTAGTGCATTCTCACGCTATCCTAATAAGTTTAAAGCACTGAAGGCTGCTTTTGCAGGTAGAAAGAAGAATAGAAAGACAGGCAGGGATGCTGCACACTATCGGTGCGCTCAGTGCCGTGATGTGTTTGCTAGTAGAGATGTTCAGGTAGATCATATTGAACCAGTTGTAGATAAAGTTGTCGGATTCAAAGATTGGGACACATACATTGACCGAATGTTTTGTGATGAAAATGGATTACAAGTGCTGTGTAAGAAGTGTCACCTCAAGAAAACTGCTGAAGAAAGGAAGAGCCGTGGACGAAAAACAAGCAAACGACGAAGCATACTACCACCAGACGATAGCGCACTTTGAAGACTTGTGCCACTCTATTGGTGTTGAACACATAGCCAATAGCTTGCATCCTGTTGTGGCATACAATCTGATGCTAGCACTGAAAGCGAGGGTAGATATATGAAAATCTTTATGCGTGATTGGGTAGAGAGGGTGTTGAATGTTCCTAAGAACAAAACCATAGACTGTGGCTGTCCTGTAAAGGAAGGTGGCATCCTGTCAGTGTGGTGTGAAGGGAATGTTGAACACTACGGAGTGTTGTGCGACAACCACTTTTATGAGTATAACGCACGGATTGTATCGGGGGTGGACAATGGCAGGGATTAGCATATGCGCTAGTTTGATAGGCGGTATTATGTTTGGTGTCGAAGTACTTTGGGGGTACAAGACACTTGTTGTAGATGTAGGTATTATTCGTTTTACATTTGAGTATATTTCACACGAAGACATAGAGGACATTAACGATGAATGAATTCAGAAGCAAGTTGGGAGAAAATGTTTTCCGTTTTAAGTATGCACAAGGACCAGCAGATACGTGGTCACAGCTTGCAGAACGGCTGGTAGACGATGTGTGTGGCACACGAGTAGGTACTGACAGGGCACTGATGTCTGAGTCTGACAGGAAGCAGCTTGTACAATATGTTAAAGATTTTAAGTTTGTTCCGGGTGGACGCTACATTTATTATGCTGGACGCCCTAATAGCTTCTTCAATAATTGCTATCTGTTGCGTGCAGAGGAAGACACACGTGAGGAGTGGGCTAATGTAGCGTGGCGTAGCACTAGCTGTCTTATGACAGGTGGTGGCATTGGCATTGACTACTCCATTCTGCGTGGCAAGGGCAAGGCCATTACACGTACAGGTGGCACCAGCAGCGGGCCTATTAGCCTTATGTGCATGATTAACGAGATTGGTAGGAATGTGATGCAGGGCGGTAGCCGACGCAGCGCCATATACGCCTCTCTCAATTGGCAACATGATGATGTGCGTGATTTTATGGTGGCTAAGAATTGGTCTGACGAAATTAAAGTTCTTAAGAACAAAGACTTCAATTTCCCTGCACAGCTTGACATGACTAACATTAGCCTTAACTATGACGATGCTTGGTTGAATTCACCAGACCGTCATAAAAACCCTGTGTTCGTAGACAATTGTTTTCAGGCTATGTCTACAGGTGAGCCGGGGTTTTCTTTTAATTTTGGAGATAAGCAGAATGAAACACTTAGGAACGCCTGCACCGAAGTTACGTCCGAGGATGATAGCGATGTGTGCAATCTTGGTTCTATCAACATCGGGAACATTGACAGCATTGAAGAGTTCAAATCTGTGGTATCTTTGGCCTCTAAGTTTCTTGTGTGTGGAACTATTCGTGCTACACTTCCGTATGATAAAGTGTATGATGTCAGGGAGAAAAATCGACGACTCGGTTTGGGATTGATGGGTATACATGAATGGCTACTGAAGAAGGGGTATGGGTATGAAGTTAGTCCTGAATTGCATAAGTGGCTTTCTATCTATCGTGACGAGAGTGAGCGTAGTGCTAATGACCATTGTGATCGTCTGTTTCTCAGCCGTCCTGTTGCGTATCGTGCAATTGCTCCTACAGGTAGTATCGGCATTCTTGCCGGAACAACCACCGGAATAGAGCCGCTGTTTGCTGTAGCGTATAAGCGACGCTATCTGAAGGATGGTACACGTTGGCACTATGAGTATTGTGTTGACGCTACGGCAGAGATGCTAATTCAAGATGGCATCAATCCTGACAAGATTGAGACAGCATATAGTTTGTCTAACAAGTTTGAAAAGCGTATCAAGTTTCAAGCTGACATTCAGGACTATGTAGACATGTCTATTAGCTCAACCATTAACCTGCCTGCATGGGGTACTGACAACAACAACGAAGATAAGGTGAACGAATTTTCTAAGGTGTTGTCAAAGTATGCACCACGGCTTAGAGGCTTCACTGCATATCCTGACGGTAGCAGGGGTGGTCAACCCATCACTGAGATGGACTATCATGAAGCAATTAAGCACAAGGGTGTAGTGTTTCAAGAGAATGACATCTGTGACATTAGCGGAAAAGGAGGAAGCTGTGGGGTGTAATAACGATTGTAGTCAAGGACGCACCTGCACTTGTAATGTCGATCACCCACGCCACTACACGCAACATCCTAGTGGTGTGGAGTGCATTGATATTACAGAACACATGGGCTTTTGTTTAGGTAATGCTGTTAAGTATATATGGAGGGCCGATCTTAAGAACGACGCCATAGAAGACTTACGCAAAGCTATTTGGTACATTGAACGAGAGATTAACAAACGTACAACGCCTCTCTAGCTCAGTTGGTAGAGCAGCCGCCTTGTAAGCGGCAGGTCGTCTGTTCGAGTCAGACGAGAGGCACCAATATAAGGAGAGTTAAATGGAAAGAATTACATTTACACACGAAGACACTGTAACAGGAAGAAAAGAAACACTAGAACTAGTTAATGCCGTTATGTGGCGAGAACAAGCAGATTTGTTCATGGACTTTCTACGGGCACAATCGTTCGTCATCGGATACGATGCGCTAGGCACCTACTTTACAAAGGGCTGGAACGACCGAGTAGATGCAGAGGCAGCTAGTAAAGACAGTGATTTTAGGGCAGGTCTCACTGACTAACGCCAAGACGCCCCGCGTTAAGTGGGCGTCATTTTAAAAGGAGTAAGTATGTATACAATTACACGTAAAGGAAAGGCACTTCCCACTGTTCTTAAGAACAAGACGTTCAAGACGTATGACCAAGCACGTAAGGCTGTACGTGCATGGCTGTATGCCTTGTTCAAGAAGCAGCCTAAACTTCGCAAGACCATTGATGTACGCAATCGCACTGCTACCATCGGTTTGTACGGATTTGCTATTTCTAGTCTGTAACTTTATGCCCCCGAAAGGGGGCTTTTTTATGGCATTGCTGTTTGTTCTAAGTTGGGCTGTTCTACAGGAGTAGGTGTTGGTGTAGGGGTAGGAGCAGCCGTAATCTCAGGTTGTTCCTCACTATCAAACACTGCCGCGTGATGTTCAGCCTTCTTCAAGTAGTCGGCAGTTTGTTTACTAGTTGGCATCATGTTCTTAAGAACGTTCTTAGCTTGCTTCCACCCGCCATTGTAGTCAGCTATAGCAGCAACAATGTTACCCTTATACTGCTTGTGCAGAGTGTGGTTTAAATAGTCAGCAGCAAACCACACGTTCTCTAACGGGTCAGCAGCGTTATGTTTCCACCTATTCTCCATTAGCTTCATTGTAGCATCCGTAAACTGCATAATGCCACGTGCTTTAGCCTTGCTAACGGTGGTGCTGTCGTTAGTGGTGTTCAGTTGCACCTTACCGCTTTTGTCAATAAAGCTATTCTCAGAGTAGAGTAGAGTACGCAAAGCATTAGCAGGCAGCATAAACTGTGCCTCTACAGCACGCACATAGTCAAGTATTCTAGGGTCGTTCCACTTGAGCTTAGTGCGCTGTTCTAGCGGAAGGTCAGCTAACTCTTTCCAAGTAGGCATGTCAACTATCCACTTTGGTGGAGGAAGGTTTTTCAGCCCTTCCTGCAAGGATGTCTGCAATAGGACGACGCACAAGCTGCTCAATAATAGACCGATCAACGCCAGCATCCAACAGCACTTCTGCTTTACCTTTGACAGTTGTTTGTTTGTTGTATGCATTAAGTTGTTCTTTTGTCAGTGAACTTGTAGGAGTAGGTTGTGCAGCAGGTGTTGTTGACTGTGATTCTTGACTAAGTCTCCACTTCCGTAGGTTTTCTAAAACACTAGTAGACTGCCCAACCTGAGTAGTAGTGTTAGTAGTAGCTTCTCCTGTAGTTTGTGGAGCAGGACGTATGGGTTTAGTAGGTGTTTTAGGAAGCTGATACAAATCTTCTACTGTTTGTTTAGCCTTAACAGTGGAACCAGTAAACTTGTTGTACACTTGCAACAGTTGATTGGCTTTTGCAATCTGAGATTGCAGCATTCCCATCTGTGCAATTTCTTGAGGCGACGTAGGTTGCTTACCTGCCAACGCTAGTTGTCCGTTTTCTGTAGGTATAACTTGTACTCCGGGAATGCTTCTAACAATATCTCGGAGTTTGATTGAGTAGGACTGAGCGTTGTTTGGCCCCAACCAAAAATCAATACGCTGCACGATACCGGCTTTAAATTGTTCAGAATCTACTTCATTAGGAAGTATAGTATTAATCTTATCACTCATTGCTGTTTGATACAGAGTGTTCCAAGAGGATTCATTTGGAGTAAAGTTTTTAGCCAATGACACAACAGCACTAACACCAAACTCAGTTGCGGGAGCATCTTGTTTTAATACGTCAGCACCTTTGGCACTGTGCAATTGTATCACCGCAGCCTTTGCTCTACGTCCTTCCGGTGTGTTATCAGCATCCATTGCAGCAGCTCTTGCCGCCGCAGAAGCAGCTTTGCTAAACAATCCGTCAGCAATCATTGACATGTTTTGCATGTCTTGTGAAAATGAGTTTTGCCGTCCTTCAAACATTGCCGCTAATTCTGCTACTGCCGGATTGTTAGGATAGTCTGCAACCATTTGCTTACGTGTACGCGGGTCTTTCATTTTTGCAATGAGGTCTTGTGACCAAGTGTTCCTAAGAACAACATCATTAACTTGTACAGCTTTTAAAACTGTATCAGCACGTACATTGGCAGCAGTGTAGCTTTGTTTCAATTCAGACAACATGCTGTCTAGATCAGTAGTAAGAGGAGTGTTCTTCAATCTGTCTTCTATACGCTTTACTGTATCATCAACTACAGTGCGATCCATATTAGGATTGGCACGAAGTTTTGCTGCCAGATCATTCTGTGCCGCCAACAAAGTATTCCTTTCAGCAGTTTTCATTGTGCGATAGGCATCTTCAATGTCTTTACGTTGTGCCTCTGTAGGACTTACCATTTCATTAATGTTAATTCCTTTTTGTTCCAATCGCGCAAACACTTGCTGTGCAGCTTTAACTCTGGATGCATGTGCGTCAACATTAGTCGCACTATAAAACTCATTCATATCACCAGACGTTTTTACTTTGTTAGAGTTTTCAATTAGGTTTTGTGATTGAAGCATCGTACCCATACGCACACCATAATCGGTTCCTTGTACAATGTTCGCAAACACTTCCGCACTACTCTTCATTTTAAATTGACTACCAATTCCAGATTCATAAATCTTCTTAGCGTCATTCTCAAGAAGACGCATTTGTGCTTTCTGAAACTCGTCTGTCTTAGCTTTAGCAGTGAGGGCAGCTTCAATGGGGCGAACGTCCCAATCCCCCCTACCAGTAACTTCATTAAACACTTTACGAATAGCTTGTGCTTGTCCCGGATGTGTTGCAATCAACTTACGCATATCTGCACTAAGACGAGATAGTGCCTGATCTTGCGTAAATGTTTTTGCAGCAACGGCATCAGCAATACGTTTAGCACGTGCTTCATAGTCTTTTACAACAGCAACATTTCCACCAGCAGCAGATAATTCTTGAGCAAGCTGACCGCTTTCAGCTTGTATAGTGCGCTGTGCTTCCTCACCTACATATTGAGGTGTAAATAGATTTTGCGTAACTTTAGTAGCAGCTTCTTGTGCTTGTGCCTGAACATATCCAGAGTAGGCAGCTTCACCAATACCTGTGGCAGTTTTAATTAGCTGTGCAGTTGATTCTCCTGCTATTTGTGCAGCCTTACCACGTGCTTGTCCAGCCTGTATAAGTAGTCCGTAGTCTGCTGAAGCCGGTGCAGGTGCCGACGAAAGGTCTGGACTCATAAATCCAGTAGATTCTTGAACTGCTGTCTTAGCCATTATTTATTCTCCAACGGTTTAGATTCTGTAAGACCACGGCTACGTGTTGTTACAACATCTTTCAAATTCCAACTACCTTCAAGATATTCTGCCCTAATCTTAGTTTGATTATCAATGAAGGGTGCAGTTGCATACACACCTGTAGGTTTCTCAACAAGTTGCCAAAAGTAATCACGCTCACCAGAAGGAAGCGGTGAATGCAATGTTGTCATATAATCAGTGAGGGCTTTATAACGCTTACTCTCACCTTCGTTCTTAAGAACTTCAAGTGAAGTCTTTTGTACTTCAAGATAGGTTTTAGCAAACTCTTTAATTGCGTTGCGGCGTTCAGAAATTGAAAGTTTTAGTCTCCAGTACTCTTCGTAAGCAGCACTTCCAACACCTATTGCCTGTGCAATTATTTCAGGTTTGCTTAGTGTAACTTGAACAGTGTTATCCTTACTCACTAATTGACCATCGTGCAATTGAGCATAGTAGGCTTTGCTAATGTTTTTCCAGCCACTAAACACTTCTTTACCTACACCATTAAATGCATCTATGAATGCATTAGCTGACAAGTCTTGCCTTACTAGTGGTGCTACTAATGCTTTCATTGCGCCTAGTCGTGTTGCGCTACCATACGATGGGCCTAATACCACCGACCAGAAATCACTGTTTCCTTGCATCATTGTCTTAGCAGTTTTTTCATACCATTCAAACGCACCAAGTCTGCTACCAACAGCAAGTTTCAAGTCTTGTCCTGTAGCGGATTGACTCATCTCATTAATCAATGATGCAATAGCGCCTTGACTTATTGCAAGTTTTTCATCATCAGTAACTTTTCTACCAACAAGTTTTTCATATCCACCTGTAACTTCATCATACAGAGACATCAATCCATTACCTGCAAGACCATAAGCAGCTATGTGGAATGCAAGAATGCGAGTTGCATCATCCATACTATAACCACGATAAACAGGGGGCTTACCAGTTGCAATTGACTTAGCCCATGATGCTCCTGCACTAATGATGTTTGCACCAAGTTTAATGTTATACTGCAAGAACTGTCCGGGAATAGACACTGCACCACGTTGATAGAATGCCAAATTAGCACGTGTCATGTTTTGTGTAAGGTCGTCTGTCCTTGACAAAATATCCCTAAGAGCAGCATCGGTTGTCCATACCGCATTAGGATGTGAAGCTATCCAATCCCTACGAGCAACATCAAACGCTACA